GAACGATTTAGTGGAAGCTTTTGCCAAGAAGGAAGATGTTTACAAGAAGATGGCAAGCGCGATCTACGGAGTGCCTGAAGATCAAGTCACCAAAGAGCAGCGGTTTGTCGGTAAGACTACAATCCTCGGTGCCGGATACGGTATGGGTGCTATCAAGTTTCAGGCACAACTAAAGACGATGGGTGCTGAGGTGGAGCTTGATGAATGCCGTCGGATCATTCAGGTGTATCGGGACACCAACCCACAAATTGTTTACCTGTGGCAGCAAGCGCAGGTCATGCTCGCAAGTATGATTAACAATGAAGTCGCACCGCTTGGACGTAAGGGTGTGTTGACGGTGGTGCCGAAACACAAGGCGATCAAATTGCCTAGTGGGTTGCTGATGCGCTATGACGACTTATCGTACAGTGAGACCGACAAGGGGTTGCAGTTCGCGTATAAAACCCGCAAAGGCATCGTGAAGATTTACGGTGGTAAAGTAATCGAGAACGTCTGCCAAGCTATTGCTCGGTGCATCATTGGCGAACAGATGCTACGGATCTCCCGCAAGTACCGAGTGGTGATGACGGTGCATGATGCGATTGCATGTGTGGTACCTGAAGCTGAGGTCGCAGAGGGCGTGGCGTTTGTCGAAGAGTGTATGCGGTGGACCCCCGAATGGGCCAAAGGTCTGCCTATTAATTGTGAATCAGGATATGGGGATAGTTATGGTGATTGCTGATTTGAATGACTATGTTGTACCGATGGTCGAAGCTGAGAAGGAACTGAAGTCGGTGAAAGCCGAACTACTTGAAAACAATTATATAAAAGCGTATGGTCATATTCTCACAGCTTTGGTAGCCCTGCGTCATGCAAGAGATCTTATCGCAACAAAGTCAAAAGATTCCCCCGTGGAGTTTCAGCAGCATCAAACTGTACGATCAGTGCCCGAGGAAATACTTTCACCTGAGAGTAGCAAAGGACATAACGGAGCCCTCAACGGAAGCTCTGCTTTACGGATCAAGGTTTCATGAAGCGGCAGAGTTATACATCCGTGACGGCACACCCATGCCGGAATACTTCATGTTCGCCAAAGATGCGTTAGATCGACTCAATGCCATCAAAGGTGAAAAGCTTTGTGAATATAAGATGGGCATCACGGCGGACCTGGAACCCTGTTCGTTTACCGATAAAGATGTTTGGTGGCGTGGGGTTGTGGATCTGGCGATCCTGGATCGAGAAAACGGAAAGGCGTATGTCGTTGACTACAAGACCGGGAAGTCTGCACGGTATGCTGACAAGGATCAGTTAGAGCTTATGGCGCTTGCGATCTTCAAGCACTTCCCCGAGATTACTAAGATCAACGCAGGGTTGCTGTTTGTGGTGTGTAACGCGCTTGTGAAAGAAAAATATAGCGTAGATCAGCAGGACACGGCGTGGGAAAAATGGATGGGTGAGTACGACAAGCTGACCCAAAGTTACGCAGATAATGTGTGGAACCCGAAGCCAAGCGGACTGTGCAGGAACCACTGTGCTGTGCTAAGCTGCCCCCACAACGGACGGAACTGACCATGCCATACGTTAACAAATCACGACCTTATAAGAAAGAATACCAACAGCAGGTTGCCCGTGGCGAACTTGATGAGCGCATGGAGCGGCAACGTGCACGTCGCGCCGTGGATAAGACCGGAGCTGACAATAACAAGAACGGCAAAGCCGACCGCCGTGAAGGTAAAGACATCGCGCACAAGGTTGCGCTGAGTAAAGGTGGCAGTAACAAAGACGGCTACAGTATCGCGTCGCCGTCCAAGAACCGATCATTCCGTAGGGATGCCAAGAGCAGACTTGTATCAGAAACAAGCAAACGCGAACGTAAGTAAAGTAGTAAGCAGTAACAAGTTTTAGCTGTACATAACAAAGAGCATCGTGGACACCCACTTTGCTCGATAGTTTATTTGGAGAAACGAATGCAGATCATCGAGAACAAAGCCTTGCTGCTGAGCTTAAGCAAACCGCAGCGGGTGTTGCAGGTCATACCAAAATCTAAGCTGTTAGACGATAACCGTGTCTTAGTGCGGTGGGGGTACGAGGAAGCCAAGGTACTGAAGAACCTGCACATCCGAAACGTGCCATCACCTATTCTGCGGGACTACGGCTGGCCCGGACGATACCAACCCTTCGCACATCAAAAGACCACGGCATCATTCCTCACCCTCAATCAGAAAGCTTTCTGCTTCAACGAGCAGGGTACAGGCAAGACAGGCTCGGTCATCTGGGCAGCAGACTATCTGATGGAGCTTGGTGTGATTAACCGAGTGCTTGTTATCTGCCCACTATCCATTATGGATTCGGCGTGGCGGGGTGACTTGTTTAAGTTTGCTATGCACCGCAGCGTTGACATCGCTTACGGGTCAGCAGATAAGCGCAGGAAAATTATTCAGAGTGATTCCGAGTTTGTCATCATCAACTACGACGGCGTAGAGATCGTAGCCGACGCGATTGCACAGGGTGGCTTTGACCTGATTGTGGTGGACGAGGCAAACGCTTACAAGAATGCACAGACCAAACGATGGAAGGTGCTCAATAAACTTGTTACTGCAAAGACGTGGCTCTGGATGCTGACAGGTACACCCGCAGCACAGTCCCCTACCGATGCTTATGGGATTGCCAAGCTAGTTAACCCGGATGGTGTGCCCAAGTTTTTCACGAGCTTTAAAGACCGTGTGATGTACAAAGTTACACAGTTTAAGTGGGTAGCTAAACCCACAGCAACCGACATTGTTTTTAATGCGTTACAACCTGCGATACGTTACACAAAAGAAGAATGTCTGGACTTGCCTGATATGATCTACACCGAGCGGGATGTAGAGCTTACCCCACAGCAGCGCAAGTATTACGACCTCATGCGTAAACAGTTTGTCGTTAAGGCAGCAGGGGAAGAGATCACAGCAGTCAATGCAGCTATCAACATTAACAAGCTGCTACAGATCTCATGCGGTGCGGTGTACTCGGACAGCGGGGAGGTCATTTCGTTCGACATCAAGAATCGATACAAAGTTTTGACCGAGACCATTGACCAGACTAACAATAAAATTCTAGTGTTTGTACCCTTCAAACACACCATACAAATCTTAAAGGATGCACTTGTTAACGACGGACACAGTGTTGAGGTGATTGACGGCGACGTACCCGCGCAGAAACGAGCGGATATTTTTCGTAAGTTTCAGACCGAGGACACACCCCGCATTCTTTTAATTCAACCGCAAGCCGCAGCGCATGGTGTAACGTTGACAGCCGCTGATACGATTGTGTGGTGGGGGCCGACCCCATCGTTGGAGATCTACGCACAGGCTAACGCACGAGCACACCGTGCAGGGCAGAAGCATCCGGTGACCGTTGTCAGGTTGCAGGGGAGCCGCGCAGAAAAACATCTGTATAACATGTTAGATAAAAGAATTGACAATCACGAACAATTAGTTGATCTTTACAAAAATCTGCTTGACATAGATAACAAAGCGCAGTAAATTACGCGCATAACTAGATTCTGTACTACTTGGAGAAATGAAAATGAGTAATGATGAGACTACTGTCCCCATCGATAAGCTAGTTCGCACCTATCGGCGCATCTACGAGAAGCGTCAAGAACTTCGCACTACATTTGAAGAAGAGGAAGGCAAGCTGAATTCCAAGCTTGGCATGGTCAAGTCGGCGCTGCTTCAGCACCTCAAAACAATTGGCGCAGACAGTGTGCGTACCCCCGAGGGTTTGATCTACCGCACATTGAAATCAACGTACTGGACGAACGATTGGGAGTCCATGAACGAGTTTATCCTTGAGCACCAAGCGCCGTGGCTGCTCGAAAAGCGCATCCACCAAGGGAACCTAAAAAAATTCTTGGAGGAAAACCCCGAAGTTCTGCCCCCCGGCTTGAACGTTGATAGTGAATACTCAGTCACCGTGAGGAAAAAATGACCGAAACAGCTTTAGAACCCTATGTTTCATTGGAAGATGTGGCAAAGTATTTTGCTGTGTCAGCATCCACAGTTCGCATTTGGACGAGAAAAAACAAAGTGCCACACATTCGTGCAGGAGGTGTATTCCGTTATAAGTTATCCGAAGTAGAGAAGTCGTTACGTGAGGCTGATAAGAAGCCTGAAGTAGATCCCCGTCAGATGTCGTTTAATTTCGACCCTGATTCTGATGTTTAACCTTGGAGAAACAGATGAGTGAAGTAGCATTGTTCAAAGGCGGTTTGCCTTCTTACTTAAAGAACGTTCAAGACGATACAACAAAAGCCCTTGCCGGGAGCGATGGGGGCGGTGCAAAACGCATCTCCATTAAAGGCAGCGTGTTCCGTATGATGTCCGGTGGTAAAGAGGTTGCGGTTAACGAAGACCGTGCCATGAATATCATCATCATTAAAGCTGCGCCGAACGTGGCTCGTACTTTCTACGGTGGTGTGTATGTTGAGGGTGAGGTCACTGCACCCAAATGCTGGTCATCGAATGGCTTGAAACCCGATGCTGATGCCAACGAGCGCCAATCTGAAAGCTGTGCAAATTGCCCACAGAACGCCAAAGGTTCTGGACAGGGTGAAAGCCGCGCTTGCCGTTACTCACAAAACTTGGCGGTTCTGTTGGAGAACGATACGCAGGGTGACATCTTCAGGCTTACGCTTCCTGCCACATCAATTTTTGGTGAGGGCGAAACCAACAAGATGCCATTACAGCGTTACGCGAAACATCTTCAGGCACACGGCGTCCCCGTCAGTGGTGTTGTTACTGAAATGCGTTTTGATACGGCAAGCCCCACGCCCAAGCTGATCTTCAAGCCTGTGCGTCACGTATCAGAGAAAGAGTTTGACGCTATCAACGAGCGCAAAGACTCACCGGAAGCTGAAGCCGCTATCAAGCTTTCGTTGGGCAAAGCAGATACAGCGAAGAAACCCGCGCTGATTGCTGCACCTGTAGTAGCTGCTCCCGCAGTTGAACCCGAGGAGCCAAAGAAAGTAACTAAGAAACCTGCTGAAAATGCAACGGACTTGGCAGCTTTGGTAAACGAGTTTGACGACGAGTAATTTGTAGTCTACGGGCGACTAGATCGACGGATTGAAAAGGCTCCGCGCCGCAGGGAGTCCTGTCGCCCTATCTTTTTTCTGCGGGGGAAGCGGCTATGGATACAAAAACATTCTTGGAAACAGTCCTTGCACGGAGGGGTTTCTTTTGCAGCTTCTCAGCAAAAGGGATAAAGGCAAGGGATGGTAAAAAACAAACTTTCTTGGACACTGTTGATGACCTTATAACTTATACAAACAAACTCAGTGATGATGGATGGGATACTTACTTTGCATTAGGTCGGTTCCCCGACAAAGGTTCGCGTGAAGCAGATGCTCACCCTTGGATGCGTAGTCTGTTTATGGATGTTGACTGCGGACCCACGAAGCCATACCCTGATCAACAGCAAGGTGCGGTAGCCCTAAGAAAATTTATAACAGATGTAGGTCTGCCTAAACCTATCCTAGTAAGTTCGGGCCGAGGCATCCATGTGTATTGGCCTTTTGCTGAGGAAGTTGAGCGGGATACTTGGCAACCTGTAGCCAATAAACTTCTTAGCCTAACCAGACTTCACGGGTTTAGTGTTGACCCATCGATCACTGCTAACGCAGCATCGGTGTTACGAGTTCCCGGCACTAACCATTACAAAGATGACCCACCAAAAACGGTAAAGATTTTTTACATTCCTGATTACGTCACTGCCGGTAACCTGCCACATTTTGATGAGCTACGAGAGATGATCGGGGAAGAGCAGGTGCGCCCAAAGATGACGCGCACTGCGGTGATGGACCCTGTTACTCAAGCCTTGATTGGTAACTACAGAAACAGCTTCAAAATAATTTTACAGAAGTCGGCACAAGGTAAAGGCTGTGCTCAGCTTGCTCACATCATTGAACATCAAGAAACAATGAGTGAACCAAAATGGCGAGCCGCGTTATCGATTGCAGTACACACTATAGAAGCTGAGAAAGCAATTCATATGGTGTCACGTCGGCACCCTGAGTATGACCCTGTAGAAACTGAAGACAAGGCATACCGTATCAAGGGACCGTTCCTATGTGAAACTTTTGAAAAAGAGAACCCCGGATTCTGTGAAGGGTGCGTACACCAAGGTAAGATCAAGTCCCCCATCAGCATCGGGCGTATTGTGCAAGAAGCTACTGCCGAAGATAACGTTGTCACCGTCCCACCACCCACTGCATCAGTCTCGGTGCTGCCAACTACGTATCACATACCCCCATACCCTAAGCCTTACTTTAGGGGGAAAAGCGGTGGGGTGTTTAAGCGAGTAATAAAAGATGGGGAGACACTTGAAGTCCCTGTCTATCATAACGATATATATGTCATACGCAGATTGCATGACAAGGATTCAGGAGACACATTGATTGTGCGTCTGCACTTACCCCAAGATGGGGTTCGTGATTTTGCAATACCTACATCAAACGTTACTTCACGCGAGGAGCTACGTAAGACACTCGCGGCACGGGGCGTGTTGGTGCCAAAGATTAACGACCTCATGGATTACTTTATCAAGTGGTCCGATACGTTACAACTTTCAGAAAAGGCAGATAACGTGCGAAAACAATTTGGTTGGGTTGATGACAAGCGCATGGACGCGTTTGTAGTCGGTACAAAAGTTATTTATGGGGACCGTGTGGAGTACAACCCACCGTCAACCAAGACAAACAAAATCATTGACGAGTTTAGGGAAGAAGGCACTCTTGATGGTTGGATCGAAACCATGAAGTTTTACGAACAACCCAAGATGCAGATGCACCAATTTGTAATCGGTCTTGGCTTCGGTGGGTTTCTTTTCCCCTTCGTTAAACCTCTGTACGGTGCGGTGTTTCACATTTATAGCGAAGAGTCGGGGCTAGGTAAGACGACTAGTGCAATCGGCATGGCAAGTATCTGGGGCAACCCGGAAGAGATTGTGCTCAAAGAAAACGACACAATGGCAAGCCGTTACCTACGCATGGAAGTACACAAGAACATCCCCATCGTGTTTGATGAAATTACAGACGCAAAACCGGAGGAGCTAGGGGCAATGGCTTACTCGGTCCCGATGGGTAAGCAGCGTAACCGCATGGGGCCACAGGGTAATGTTGAGCGGGAGCGCGGTGATACGTGGGGGTTGCCTGTCATTACAACAGGTAACGTCAGTTGGCATGAGCGGTTAAGTATTGCGAAGGCACGACCCTCGGCAGAAGCACTGCGTGTGCTTGAAGTGCAAGCTGAAAGAGTTTTTGCAGAGAATGATGAAGCTAGCAAGGAGCTAACAGACAAGCTGTCCCGCGATCAGGTGAAAAACTTTGGTGTGGTTGCTGTACCGCTTGTGCAATACGCCATCAATAACATGGCTGCACTGCGTGAGTTGTTTACCCAAATTCAGTTGCAGCTAGATAAGAGCGCGAAGCTTGCACAACCCGAACGATACTACTCAGTCTTAGGTGCCTTTGGAATCTTAGGTCTCATCATAGGACGAAAGTTGGGGTTCATTAATTACAACGTAGAAGAAGTTTTTGAGTGGATCGTTGATAAAGTAAAAAATGCCAAGGGTTCTGTGCTGCGATACAAGACTGACCCTGAAGCTGTTATCAATGATTACCTTGCTGCTAACTGGAACAACATCCTGCGTATCAAGAGCACTGAAGATGCGCGTAACCTTCCTGACTCGTTGGAGCATCTAGTCATACCAGACAGCACCCCCCGCATTTCGTTAATTGCACGGTATGAGTACGACAAGAAAGAGCTGTTCTTGATGATCGAGCCGTTTAAAGATTGGTGCGTCAAACGACAAATAAACTTTGAAAACCTAATTAACAACTTGCGCCGAGGCAAGTCGAAGGCACAGTACGTATCAAAGCGCATGGGTAAAGGCACCCGCATGAACCTGCCATCAATCAGGGTACTATGCCTAGACGCGTCGGGGTGGATACATGAAGAAACCGAAACCCCTACAGCCGTATCATAGAACTGCTTACTACCCAAACACGATTGATCCAGACGGATTGATTATCTTTCTGGATCTGGACAACTTTGAAGTCGGTATGTCGATGTTCATTCCGGCACTGAACTTAGCCGAGGCAAAAAGACAGGTAAAGATGTTGGCAAAAGACAAGGATTGGAAGGTAGCTTTTGCCGACCGGATTGAAGGAAGTAGATTGGGGATACGCTTTTGGAGATTGCTGTGATACTATCCGCTGCGAGATGTCTCCTATCTCATTCTTCTCCAAGAGTTTTCCCCCGGCTGGTCCGGGGGATTTTTTCAGTCCTCTAGCTCCGCAGCATCTTTACGAAGCTCATCTTCAAGGGCACGACTGAACAGCACCCCGTGATACATACGCTCCGTTGACTTGGCATGTTGCGCCATCGAGCGTTGAATGGTTTTGTTCAAACCATCTGGGAAAAGATTCTTATGCTTATCGCCTAACTTCTTAAGCTCTTCCTTGGCTTCTTGCATACCATCGGCATCACCGACACGTGAAGCCACATAGTATTTCCGCAGGTTGTTTGTTTTTTCTTCGCTAACTCGACGGTCAATACCTTTCTCCCGTGCGTTTATTTCTAGTTGCTTGGTGAGATCGGCTGGTGCAAATCCGAAGAATTGTCCGAGGACATTTCCTGCACTGACATCATCAACGATAGGATCACCCCGCACAGTCTTGGCAGTGCCTTCACTAAGGAACCGGGTGGCTTTCATCATATTGCCGAGCGACGTGGGTAGCATAGCTTCCACACCACGATACATCTCGCCTTCTTTCATCAGGTTGTAGCCACGCTCTAACTTACTTACGGAACCTACGACCGGACCGCCTAACATCTCAGCAGCGCGAACAAGTAACGTCTTATCCTGTTCGTTGAGTACATCCCGCACAATCAAATCGTTAAAGCCCATCCGTGCAGCGACATCGACGTTGAAGATATAGTTAAACGCACCTTTGTATGCAAGCTCGCCCATGTACTTGCGGGTCTGAATCTCAAGTGTGTCTTCCTTGTCGTCATCATCTGCAAGGGTAGCGGCATACACCATCGCAGCAAGACCGAAGAACGGTAGTCCCTGCACACCAGCAAAAAGTGCTGCCATGCCATACAGACCAGCGATCTGCATCTTTGCCTGATCTCGTACGTTCTTATCCTCGTGCTTCAACAACTCGTTTGCAGTTTTGAACAGCATGTAGTACATCGACACGCCGTAACGCTTAAACATAAACACGACACGACCAATATTGCCTTGCGCGATACGAGGTGCGGCACCTGCGGAAGTACCACCGTTGGTAAGCTTGGTGGTATAGATTGCATAATTAGCAGCCTCTTCTTCTGCGGCTTTACCGGTGCGTCCTTCTTTCTTTAGACGTGCAAGCTCCAACTCGTAAGCGGCTATCATCGAAACCTGACGGTTCATCCGTTCGCCGTGGTGGAACATCGCACCTGTTACGGCGTTGACTTTGCCTGATACCGACGTGCCTTCGTTGGCCTCCAACGTATCGTAAAGCTGTGAACTGTTAAGCATCCCACGATCAGACGCCATCTCTGCAAGTGTCTTCAAATGCTTAAGTTCTGCGGGGGTGTTGGGGTCATCAAAATCCAAGTTGCCCAAGTTAGGCATAGCCTTCATCTTGTACTTGGCTTTAACAGGTTTACCGTTCTCGTCGATGTAATCAACCTCACGCTCGGTGTTAAAACCTGTTTTAGCGTAAGTAGTGTAGGCACGCTGGATAGCCTGCCGTGCCTGATCGTATCCATACTTACCACCAAGAATAGGTAGTACAACCAACGGCACCTGGGACAAGTTAATGATGGCTGACGATAGGTTCAAACCCAAGGTCATGTTAAAGCCGAAACTTGTAAGCAGCCTAGACCAATCCGAAACTTGCGGGTCGGTGATCACTTTGACACGCTTGCCAAGTTCTTCAAGGTACTCCTGCGCTAGTGCAGTCTTCTCAGGATCTTCTGCTTTCCCACGCTCAGACTTAACCGACTCAGCCATCTTCGCCAAAAGATCTTGCATCTTGGCACCATAGCGCATGTTGGCGATCTGACGGGCAAGACTAAACGACTTCGTGCGTAACGCACCAATCGCATCTTCATCAAACCCGAGCCGATCTTCACGCGCTTGGAACGACTGAGCAAACGCAGTCTCAGGCAGTGAGTTCAAGAACAACCGCACGATTTCTTCTTCGGCATCCTTATAACGTTTGAGGCTTTCGGCATCGCCTTTCGTGGGGCGGTTGATCTCAAGCGTCTTGATCACACCGTTAATAAACGACGTGCTTGGTGCACGGGAGAAAACTTTAAACTGATCCAGATTTGAGAACTCTTCAAATTCCTTGAACCCTTTCTTACCCAACGCTTCGATGGCTTTGTTGCGCTCAAAGCGATTCTCATAAGCAGACACATAGTGCTCGCCTTTGGCATCAGCGTATGACAACCAATAAGAACCTTTACGAGTGAGCGGGAAGTAAGGATCGATACCACCCCGTGCTGTGATCTTCGCCCAAATGTCTTTCTTAATAGACTCGGCACGAGCTTTATCGGGGATCAGCGTGTTGATGCGGTCCTCAATACTATCAAGCAATTCTTTATACAACCGACCGTAGGTATCCCGCATTTGCATGTAAAGCTGTTTACCTTCGGGGTCGAGTTTGTTAAACGCTTTATTGAGTGTGTCCCAAGCTTCGAGTGCTTCGGCATCACCTTTATAAGTGTCCCTCGCTTTAGTCGGATCGACTCGTTCGAGTGTGCTGTCGTAGATGATTTTGTTAAACAGCTTGGTCATCACCTCACCGTTTTTCTTAGACCACTTCTCGGCTGCGGCGATCAGAGGCTCGGTGTTTTTGAGCATCTTAAATTCATAACCACTGCGCTGATCCAATAACAAGTCAAGCTTCTTCACACCGGGGAGGTACTTCTCGGCAACCTCAACAAACGCTTCAAGCGGAAGCGAAGACAGGATGGTGGAGCGAGCAAACTTAGGCAGGGTGCCTGATAAAAACTCATTAACGGCGATAGCGATTTTAGACAGCGTGGTGTCTGGCCCCCTAGCTACAGCCTTCTCGGTCAAGCTGTCCAGATACTTTATAAAGAAGTTGGGGTTCGTAGTAGCTTGCATCATCAACCGCGCACCGTCCCGACTTGCAGGAGCAGGGGAGATGATCTGCGAAATCAGTTCATCGGCAACATCCATCGCAGATTTAACTTCAAACGGTCGGGCTTCCATACCCATCAAGCGGCGAACAAAGTTTGTAATAGTATTTACAAACCGGCTCCACGCAGACACGGGTCTGCCGTCTTTGACGTTAATACGAATAGCGGCGAGTTGTGCTTGGAAGTCCGGGTTGGAGAAAGCTTCAGCAACAAACTCATCCAATGACTGCGTACCGTAGGCATCACCAAGCTGATCCTTTACTGCGTCAAACAATGACTGAAGTTGTTTGGTAACAGGGTGTGACTTGTTAGCC